TTAATTTTTGTTAGTTTCATGTTATCTAGCTTGTTTAATTTTATTATAAAGTCCCTCTAATGATTCCAATGCATCAACAAGATCTTCACTTAATGGACCATCTGTTTCAATTTTATCATTTAGTATTTGTAAAGTTGTAATTGCTTGTTGTACATCTTTTATATAAGGCTTCATGTATTTGAAGTCTACTGCGTATTCTGCTTCTTTAACCACTCTTCTAACCTCTTCACGGATTATCTTTTTAAATTCTGTTGTTTTCATAATTACATTATTGAGATTATATCACTAATAAGTGAGTTGATTTTTGAATATTTATTTGTTTGTGTGGTTGCTTGTACACCTTCATTAAGGTTATCCATAAAAGCTCCTTGAGTAGATGGATTAGATACTAGATCCCAGCATACAATTTCAAAATCATCTGCTACAACCACTTTACCTTCACCTAACTCTTTCACACTACCCATACCACGAGAACTAATCCCTAGTCTGATACCAGCTTTTAATAACTCTTTTGCAATGTTTCCTGATGGAGTTGATAGTATTTCTATTTTACCCATTAAGTCATTACCATCCCACCATAAATCAACCACATTGTGACATACATTAGCTAAATTAACTACTGATGATTCTGGATGATCTAATTCTCCTAAAGCTCTTTTTTCAGCTACAAAAGTGTTTTTATATTTATTAGCTTCACGCTTTAATACGTCTAATGGATATTTTCTTTGATTTTGATTAAAAGAATTTCCTCTTTGCATTACACCACTAACAATCAATTTACCCTGATTTGAGTTAATTGATTCGTTAATTTGTTCTGGTGTGAATTGAATTGAACCTATATAATCTACTATTACTTGTTTGTTCATGGTTTAAATGTTTGTGCTATGTTTTTAATAAGCTCTTCTTCTTGTTTAAGATTACCAAGTCTAACTTCTTTGTTCATGTCTTGGTACATAACCTCATCTTTAATACAATCTATGCCATACGGCTCTCCATCTATGTAAAAATCAAACTCATAGTTATCAGTACCTTTGTTGGTAGATGATACGTCTGCTGGATTAATTTGTATTCCAGCTTTGTTGAATGATTTGATTAACTTTTCTTTTACTGATGATATAGCTAATTCTTTTAGATTTGCAAGTTTGTTAGCTTTTTTAGTTACTTCAGCTAAACGTCTGCTAATTTTTAAAATAGCTTCATTAGTGCGTTTCCAGTATTTTGTGTTGTCTAATTTAGACTCTTGTTTTAGTTTAATGCTATGATCTAATGATCTTGAAATTTCTCTCAGCATTTTACTAACCTCTAATATCTTGTTGTTAACTTTTTGTATTTCATTAGTATTTGCATCTTCTTTAAAGTTTTTATAACTTGCTTCGTGCAATTTAATAAAATGTGGCTTTTTAGTTGATGCTTTTATTGAGTATGCGTATTGATCATCTTCTAGATCAATTGCATCTGTACCGTCACCATCCTCTTTACCAGTAAATGCTGCAGGAGTTAAATAGCCAGGAATGCCAGCAGTTGTGCTGCCTTCTTTTTTTAGTTTGATAGATTGCTTTTTTGTATAAGCTTTTATCTCTTCTAATTCCTTTTTTGTTATTTTATTACTTGACATTTTTTAATTCTTTTAGCAATTCGTGGTAAAGTAATAAAGACAACACATGCTCTTCTTTGATTGTTTTAATTTTTTCCAATTTAGTAAGCATATTACACACTTCATTTAGTTTGATAGTAGTAATTTTATCTTGTACTTTTGGTAAAACTTTCTTAATAGATACGTTTAGTGATTTGCTTTCTAATAGTATAAAATCTCTTAGAGCTGTGGTGTTGGATATATTGTTAATATATTCTTTTAGTATGTTCTTTTGTTTGATAGACAAATCATTATACTTCTCATTAAACTTATCAATCATTAATTTGTAAGCTAATAATCGTATTTCACTGTCTTGTGATAGATAACTTTCAGTTCCTTTTTCTTCGTTTATTTTGCTCTTAGGCTTTCTAACTAAGTGTTCAAGTATTGTATAGCGACTTTGCACCACTTCAGATACTTTAGCAACACTTACACCTTCAAACACTCTATAAGTTGATGCGTAAATCTTGTACTCGCTAAGGTTAGTTTTAAAGAAATTAGTTAGATTATAGTGTTTTTTAATTTCACGAATCAACTTATACTTTTGTTCTTTTAATTGATTGGAGTTTAGCTTGTTGCGCAGTTTAATTATAGTGTTAAGTAGGTAGTTTGCTTTTTCAGTATTGTTATACTTTTCCTTAAGTAGGGTTTGGTATAGCATAAGTTCTTTTGCTAATGCTGAATCAGCTTTAAAAAACTCCTTAATGATTGTAAGAGCTGGTGAAGCTTCAACACCACTAATTGTGTCTGCTGCTACTTGACGTGACAGTAATTCAAACAGAATTGCTGTGTTTTTAATTTTGGAGTGTGTTGATTTTTTCATCTAGATATCTAACAATAAATATGCTGTGTGTTTGTTATTCTTCTGGTAATATGTTACTTTCGTCTAATAAATTACCATGTTCTTGGTTATTACTCTTTGTAAAAGTTTCAGTTAATGCTCTTTTTTTCAAAACACTCATACTTCTTATTAAACTATCATAACTATCTAAGCTTTTCTTTGAACCTTCATACACCTTTCTAATAGCTTTATTACCTAATGGATCCCATCCTAAAGGATGTCCATGTGTTCCGTGTGTTCCAGGCTCAGGTGGTCTTCCAGCTCCTGGCCAACCTCCAATAGGTGCTTCATTGTTTTTTTCATCATAGCCTCTTGGAATGCCACCATCTCCTTTATACAATGTTGCTATATCGTGTGCTGTACCAAATGATTGACCTGTTTTAACAGGATCATTACCTTCAGTTTTAATTTGCTCTAATCTGAATTGAGCTTTGGCATCTTCAACAAGTTTGTTTTGTTCTTCTAAATACTGCTCTTCTGATAGGTTAAATAGGTTTTCATATATCCACGTTCTGCTGAATAGTTTCTTTTCAACCATGTCACCAGCTAAAGTCACCTTACTAGTCCATAATTCAACTTTTTCTTTTTCGTAAACTGACGATGGTGCGGTTAAGCTTAAACTAAAATCTACTAAATCATCATCATTAAATCCTTGAGCATACAAATGCACAATAGCTATTTTATACAGTTCAGATGCAATAATTCTTTGTACACGTTCTATTGTTCTTGCAAAACGAAAATCTTGTGATGCTAAGGTTGCTTTACCAGTGGTATCTTCTTCATATCCTAAATAAGCTTTTGGTATTTTAAGAGAACCTAATAGTCTATTTTTTAAATAATCAATGTCAGCAATACTATCAAAATTAATACCTGCTAAAGTGTCAATTGATGTTCCACTTTCAGTTCCACGTACCGGAAGATAAAAGTCTTCTAGTAGGTTTTGCATGTTGTATTTCAAGTTGTAATCTCCTGTTTGTGGATCAATGTATGGAACTTTTTTCATTTTGTTAACCATATTTTCCATAAACGAATCAACTTCACTTGGTGGTATATTTCCAATATCTATTTTAAATATCCGTTTGTCTGGTGCTCTCATTATACGATGGATTAGCATGGCATCTTCCATCAATGTTATTTGCTTCCATACTTTTCTAGTTGGTTCAATCATAGAACGGCCGTATGGTAGATAGTTTGTATCTGTTAGTAATCGGAAATGTGCAATCTCATAGTTATCATACACGTCAGCATCTGGATCAGATGATGTTATATATTTCGTTGAAGAAGTTGAGCTGTAATCTCTTTTAAATTGTACTATGTGTGGATTTGCTGGATCAAAGCCTTCTTCTCTTATCATTTCGTAGGGAGATATTGGTTCAATACCAGTAATGCCATATTTTTCTGATATGTTTAAGTATAGAAAAAAATCACCATACTTTACAACATTTCTAATCCATGGCCATAGATTGAACTCTACGTTCATTATATCATAAAACAGATTATGTAAAACCTTTTGAACTCTTTCGTTACTAGTTTTGATTGTCAATACATCACCAAATTCGTTTTTAGCTGTACACTCATCTGCATAGATATCTAAAGCTGATGATATGATACTATCTGTATCCATTGCCTCATAGTCACGAAACAATTCTAATCGTGTATATAATTGTAATTGCCCTTCTGAATGTGAGAATCCTGTCTTGCCAGTAAACATTCTTGAAAAACGGTCTATTCTGCTATTTGTGCTTAGATTGCCGTTAGACTGTATGTGAGACGTATCTACAACCTTTAGTTGATTTCCACCTACATTACGTATTATAACGTCTGTGCTAAATAATTTTCGTAATCTGCTAAATAGTGTTTGGTTTTCGGCCATTATACTTTATTTTTTATAAATAGTCTTGTTATTAGAGAAGCCAGTTAATATCTTCGGAATTACCGTTAGGTAGGTGCATTTTATACGGATCATTTTCTATTGTTGGTCTGTTGTATACAGACACTGTTGATTTTATATTTGCTACTGCCATTCTATTAATTTCTATTCCAGCTTGTCTTAACTTTAATGCTGTGTCTCTTACCCACAATCCTTCACAAAAACTCATAATCAAATCGTCGTTATATCCGGACGCTGCTTCTGCTCTTGCATTTTTCCATATAAACACATATAGTTCATCTACTAATCGTTTACTTCTAATAATACAACTTTTTTCACGGATATACAACTCCATTTTACTAATTGCTAATGGTCTTGTTCTTTGACTCATTGTGAATCCAGCAACCATGTCAGATTTGTTAGTTAAATCATATCCTTTTGTTAGAAACTTGTCTGAGTCTAATACATCGTTTTTATAGGTGTAATACAAGTTCTTATAACCCCTTTCTATAATTTGTTGTAATGTAGCCCAACCAACATTAGCATTTTCAACAACAAGCAATGCATCATTATATTCAGTGCCAACTGCTACTAACATATTCCCATAATCCTTTGTTGTGAGTTGTCCAACATATTCAGCTACTTGTCTACAAGATTCAATTTCTATTACGTGAAATGCTGAATAGTCACTACCATCTCCACGTGCAACGTCAGCTGCTATTATATAGTTTTTTGAATAGTCTGGTATTTCCCATACCCAAAAGTTACCATCAAAACCTCTTTTTTCAATTGGCTCTTGTACATAAGTTTGTGCATAGTATGCTATCATTTCTGGAGATACTACTGTGTTACCAGATGTTGAAAAGTCACAGTCACATTCTTGTGCTGCTAATCTAACTCCTAATTCTTCATCTTGTCTGTCTCTCCAAGCTTGGTTTCTTTCTGGATGTACTTGCCATGGAAGTCTTTTTGTTTTAAATTTGTTATGTGCTCCACTAGCTTCTGCTTTAATCCATGTTTTATGAAAAAAGTTACCAGTTCCATTAGGAGTTGATAATATAATACCTCTACCACCAGTACTAAGTGTTTGTTGTAGTGATGCCCACAATTCTTCAGCATTATCAACGAAAGCAGCCTCATCTATAATTACTAATGATAATGCTTCTGACCGTCCTGATGTTCCTGAACTTGCTACTGCTTTGATTTGTGATCCGTTAGATAGTCTGATTGATAATTTGTTACTTTCATCTGCTTTTAACTTTAACCAAGTTGGTAAGTTATTAAACATTACGTGTACTTTTGTAACTAAGTTTTTAGATGTGTTTTGATCTATAGCTACTACTAGAATATTTTTATCATTATGAAATAATATTGTCCACAATGAATATCCTGCTGTTAGTGTTGATATACCTAACTGTCTTGATTTAAGTATTATCATCCTATCATTGTCTTGAAAGTCTTGTAGAGTTTCTTCTTGAAATGGATATAAATGAAATGGTACTTTGCCTTTTGTTGGATGTTGAATCATACAATATTTTTTCATAAAGTATGATGCTGATTTGGCACACTTGACGTACTCCTCTTTAATTATGTCTTTAAGGCTCTTTTCGGCCATATGTAACTTGTATTATTAACGTATTGTGAATCCTAGTACAGTAGTTACAATCAAACCTGTTACAGCTATTCTAAAGTACTTGTTTGCTTTTTTTGCTTTAACAACATCTTTTTCTAAACCAAATACTATGGTATGATATTCAATTTCTTTCTTTTTATATAAATCAATTTGTGATGCATAGTTAGATACTTTATTAACGTACATTGACACCAATCTATCGTTTGTTTTGATCTTTTCTTCTAATTGATTTACTAGTATGTTGGTCTTAGCTAATTCT